TGTTACATCTACATCGCCAATATCTACACCACTATTAGCTGCCAGTTTACCGATAGCCGCACTACCAGCTGGTAAAGAAGCAACAACGTCTACCTGCATCTCTGAACCGCTAATAGCATTATCAATAATTTCTACAGCAGTTTTAATTGCCCCAGTATCCGCATCTATAGTAGTAAGTAAAGCTTCGTTAGCCGCATGGTCTACGTTAGCGGCAGTTAACAATACTTCAATAGCTGCCATATCAGTTTTGATAGCATCAGTATCAGCGTCAATACCTGTCAATAATACTTCATTTGCAGCATGGTCTACATTTGCAGCTGTTAATAAAACCTCTATAGCAGCTGCATCTGTTTCAATGGCTGTTAATGTGGTTTCTAATGTATCTATTATAGTATCTAGTTGTCCACCATCCGCTATATCTACAAACAAAGCTCCTGATGAGTTCATCTGAAAAGGTACATAGTCTCCGTCTGTCCCTCCTAATGCTGCTAATGTATCATTTCGTACACCTAATATAAAGTTACCTGTGTCGGCACTTGTATGCGCTGCATCTTCTGCGTACTCTGCTCCTGCTACAACATCTACTTGTATTGCAGTTTCTGCGCTATTAAGAATCTTATTTAAAAGTTCTTTAGTTTGATATTTTGGAAAAGCCATATTATACTCCTTTTACCTCCACCACCGCCTCTTGGGCTATCTTAAATCTGCTGGCATTATTCTTCTAGGGCCGCCAGTTTTATCCCTTTTCTTCATTCCAAATCTTTTTGTAGCTTCTACCCACTTTGACTCATGAGTTCTAGCCATATTCATAGAAACAGCAGCTACGTTTCCGTCAGCAACAGTTCCAGCTTTGTCTTGATACAATCTATACTTAACATAATCTATTAAAGAAGAGTGCATTGTATTATCAATATCTGGAGTATCTGTAATAGCTGATACCGCATTTGGTTCAGCTGAATAATGCATTAATACACCATTCGTTACTGCTTCATCTATAGGTTTATAATCACCTTCTCTTTGATGAATAGTATCACTATCGCTACCTTTTGTAGTAACAACAGCAATATGATTTCCAGTTATAAACCAAGCAATAAAATCTTCTGGGTTATTATAACTACTAGCCATTAGTCTATATCCATTGTTTGTACTTCGTTATTTAATAATCTAGGTATCTTTACATAGTCTCCAGACGAATCCATAAAATCTACTCTATAAACTTTATTCACCTCTATACCAGAATTAGTATCACTTAACGTATACCACTGTTGATCCGCAACAGTAGTTAACTTAGCATATTCAATTTTAGTATTATACTTTCCTAATTCTACTAATGCTTCATTAATTAAATTCATTATATAAGTTTCTGGAGCTTCTGGAAAAGCTTGTCTTACTCTAGATATAATCTTTTTTACTGTTAAACTATGTACAGCCATTAGTCAGAATCCTTTCCTAGCAATCCAATCTGTTGCCATGTTCTAGTCTCATCTTCCCAATTATTTACAGTCATATCTTTTACGCTTCCTATAAGTGTCCAAGAAGGAGACGTAGGTAAAGACAGACCAGTAAAGGATGGTGACGTATTTAAAGATACTCCAGTCCAAGAAGGAGATGTGTTTAAAGTAACACCAGTCCAAGACGGAGAAGTATTAAGAGTTACCAATGTAGGAGTTGGAGATGTATTTAATGTTACTAGAGTTTTAGCCACTATGCACCTCTCATTATCTGAATACCTTTATCGTAATCAGCTTGTAATTTTGCTTGTTGAGTCTGATACCAATTATATTCTGTAGTATCTACTGCTAATCTAGACTGTGCTTCATTTGCATATGCTTGAGATATATTAAGCTTTGCCTGTATCTGAGCTAAATATGCATTTGCTGTAGCTATAAAACCTTGAGCTGTGTTTATATATCCAGTAGCAGTTCCTAAGTATCCTTGAGCTACACTACCATAACCGCTTGCTGTTCCAAGAAATCCTTGAGCAACAGAAACCTGAGACTGTACTTGATTTACCCTAGCTGAAACTTCATTAACATAACCTTGCGCCTCACCTAAACTTCCTTGAGCTTCACTTAAAAAACCATTACCAGCGTTTACATGAGAAGATGCTAACTCAATATCTTCTGCTGTATTTGCAGTAACAGCACTATCAAATTGCGTATTAGACAATGTAACAGCTGCATTTACTCTATCAACAGCTGTATTTATAGCTGTGGTTGCAGTATCTATGCCTGAATCAACTAATACTAGAGCTTCATCTAACTCTGCATTTGACAAGTCAACTTCAGCATTCATTAAGTCTACTTCTGCATTAGCAAGAGCAACTTCTGCTGTTGCTTTATCTATCTCTGCGTTAGCTAATCCTATTTCAGTAGAAGCACTATCTGCTATTGCTAGTGTTTCATCTATCTCTGTGTTAATAGCTGTTAGTGCAGTAGTAATATCTGAATTACCATGTTTAGCTGTCATGTTTTGTTGCAATGCTTTTACTGCTGCGTATAACGTAACTAAATACTCATACTCATCTGGAAAATTTGTTATAGTACTAATACCACTAGCATCTAATGGAGAAGATTGGCTATATGTAGGAACAGAAGCCATCAACCCATTTCCATTTGGAAATATATTTATTTTTCCATCTTGTATATAATATGCTGGGTCTGATGTAGTAGCAAATTCCATATCAGAAGAATCTTGTATTCTTCCTCTTTTACTAGCTAAAACCAATCTACAAGGCTGGTCTATCGTGCCATCATTTCTAAGTACGTGTAATATCTTATGACCTTCGGATGTAGTTGTACCATCAGTAACAGTAGTTTCTTCAGCTACTCTTTCCATAACAGCGCGAGGCATAGCGTTAATAACTTCATTAGCTCCTTCTGTTATAAAAGAATCCAATGCAGTCTCATCGCTAAATGCTCCTACTAAATCTACTACTTGTGCGCTAAACGTTGCCATTTATTAATATATCATTTTTTTGTTAGATTTTTTACTAGCTTTTTTCTTACTAGCTTTTTTCTTTTTTGGCATTTTGCCCATTTTCTTTTTGCCGTACATTCCTAGAATCTCCTTTTTTGCCTCCAACTATAGTTTTGTTAGAAACAGTTTTTAAACCTTTACCAAATTTAGACATCTACACCCCACCTTTGATTTCTCATTTTATCCACACTACTTTCTAAATTGGTACTACCAAATTCTACATCAGTTCTTTTAGCTATCTCACTTCTCATCCAAGAGTTAGTTGTAAACTTTGGAGCTGACGCTCTCTTTCCGCACCCTCTACAATAAAACCAATTTTCTGGATTAGCTTTATCACAATGTTGACATTTAGGCATTAAGAACCTGATACAATCATCGTCATGACTCTCTCTCCTCTTAATGGAGAATGAGAAACAGAAATAATTTGATTATTAGTTGAGTCTAAACCAGTTATGTAATCGTAAACATCTTTTGCTATATGACCAGCAGAATTTGATTTAGAGCCAGGTTTTGGGTCATGAATAAATACTTTAACATCTGTATTAGATGAATTATAATCAGCCATTAATTTTTCCTTATTTTAAAATTTTTAGGATATTCGGGGCTAAACTTTTTTTGAATAGCCCCACAGAATCCAAGTCTGTCAATCCTTATTTATTCGGATTAAGATGCAAATAACATCGTTCCTGTAGCAGCACCATTTGTAACTGCTGCATCTGGATTCCACTTACCAGCGTTTACATACCATTTACCATCTTCTTCGCAAATAAAATCAATGGTAGAACCATGTGAGTAAATATTTACAGAGTCGTTAGTTGGTGTAAAAACCAAGTTAGTTTCATCAGCCACAGATGCATCATAAGTAATTAAATTACTTGAGGTGGTTGGCATAACGCAACCAGTTTCCCAAACATCACTTCCAGCGCAGTTAAATGTCAATACAGCGGTTCCACCTCTAGGATCATCCTTAAAGTTGAACACTACTACTGAACCAGCTTCCGCTGCTGGCAAAGTAGCTGTAACAGCAGCTGCCCCAGTATATGTAGGAGAATTAATTGCATTAGCAACAAGCGTACAAGCATTAGAACTTACAGTTGGAGCTTCAACACTCAAACCAAAATAAGTTCCAACAAAGCCTTCTTGTAAGGCTTCACGGTATTTACCACTATTAGGATTAATTTTATCAGTCTTCATAGTTTACCTCCTTATATGCCTTCTACGTTATAAAGTGCGTGTGATTCTGGTAATGATATTTCAAGACCAGCTTCAGTAATAATCATATCTTTACGTAAATCCTCATCAGAGTTTTGTACGTTAGTAATAATATGAGTATCACGATTTAAACCATTTCCAACTAATGGACGATAAGAGCATTTGCTCATATCAGCCATAAGCATCATACCAGAAGAAATTCCTCTGAATAATGGTTCTTTAACTAAATGCATAGTTCCATGGATAGTGTCAATAGTCATAATTTTATGACCGAACTGACCTTGTCTTTCTTCAAAGTTGTAACGATTAATTCCATTACTAATACCGCCAATAGAAGCATCCATAAATGCACCATCACCTAGCTTGTTAAAGAAAGTAATTACTGGCAATGAAGCCAATACTAACCTGTCAGCTGAACCTCCTCTTGCTGGGTCAAAGATAACCTCTAAGTCAGCAAGCAATCTGTCATAAGTAAGCTCTGCTTGAGCAACACTACGATAGTAAGGTGCTCCACTTGTATATGAAAAAGCACTGTCATCAGTAGTTGGATTAGCATTTTTTACAATATGTCCAACAATACCTTCAGTATATTGAATGCCACCAGTTCTTGCTTTTTGTCCAAACAACATTGCGCGCTCAATATCTACTTTATGCTCACGAAGTTTGGTTGCCCAAATTCTTTCGAATTCATTTGCATAACCGCGATATCTAGTTGCGATTGCTGTATTAGATAATTCACAAGCTGTCTTAAAGATTTGTGTATAACCATAATCATCTTCAATTTCACTTGAGAAAGTATCTGGTGAAGCAGAACCTTCAGCGAATGCAGTTCCAACAACTTGTGCAGCGTCATTATCTGCAAGTACGTTATATCCACTAACATTTGCGTTTGATACGTCAATAATCTTACCAGTAAATGAACTAGTTGAACCAGCATCAGTAACTGCGCTATCTACTCTAACTAATGTTTGAGCATAACCAGCTGTGCTATCAACTGTACTTACTGCAAAGACCATTCCTTTTATTAGCCAATCAACTGATGCTCCGCCAGTAGTGTCAACACTGAATGCATAAGAGCTTCCAGCTGATACAGCACTACCACCATTAACAGCAGCGGCAAGTAAAAAATTACGACTAGTCCAATCAATCTTAGAACGATTTTCTAAGAAACGAAATACAGAATCATCTGTAGGGCTTTTTGCAACCTGAGACAAGTATACGAAGAATGGTGATTCTTCTGGAGCCAATTCAGCAACTCGATCACTAAAATCGTATAACCGCCTTCTATCAGGAGCTTGACCTACACCTGCGCTAGTAGCAGCAGCCGTAATATTACTAGAGAGTTTTGTTCCCTGTGTAATAGCCATTTTTAATAACCTCCGTTATTTATTTTATTTTAAAGTAATCTTCCTGCGTTGCCAGCCTTTAAAATCCTATCCCAAGAAACATCAACTTCGCTTTTTACACTAGGCTCACCGCCTTGTAAAACACCAGCTGATTTTGGCATAGCTTGAGTATTAGCCACAGCTTGTATATTTTCAGATGATGGAGCATTTACACCTTTATTGTAATGCTGTCTGTAAACATTGAGTAATAATTCAACTGGCAATTGATCTCTTGGAGTCATTGCAAAGTTAATAAATTCTTCAATTTCACTATCATCTTCCATACCATACTTAGACTTTAACTCGCCTTTTAAATTTTGCATAGCAACCTGACTTTGGATACCAGCCATCTGTTCGGTGACTGCTTCGTTAACCAAAGCCTTTTCCTTCTCTACTCGTAGTTTATACGAAGGAGAGTCGGGTTTGTAATAGGCTTCCCACGGGTCAAATGAGGATTCATCAACTTGATTATCAGGTTGAATCGTCTCATTGCTAGTAGTAGGTTTTCCCTGTAATCTTTCCTGTATAGCTTCAACTACATCAGGTCT